TTGAGGCGCATGCCTTCGCAAATACCGGTGGCCACGACGTCGAGCGCATCAAGGCGTAGTCGCAGCGCCTCGAGTTCGCGAAGGAGGTCGGGGGGATGGCGTTCCGGTTCGATCATTATGCTTAACTCCTTAAATGACTCACGAGCGGACGCTGTGCCGGTATCTCTACGCGGCACAGCGAGATCGCAAGTTTTTTCGAGCAAGGTCCGGACCACCCCGTCAAATCTTTGGCGTCGCTCGCTTCAATCGCCGCTGGAGTGCATTGCACCGCCGCGACGAAACACCCAGCATTTCACCGTCACGCCTTGGTTGTCGCGCACCGTGATCTGGCTGTTGACGCTCTTGTAGGCCACGAATTTCCGCGCCCGGCTCTCGGGCAACAGGCGCTTGAGGTCGGAAAGGCTGGGCACCTTATTAATGCCGCGCTGGGAAGCGACCGCCATGAAGTGCGGCAGGCTGACCGCGATGAGCTGGTCATCGCGGCTATGGTTGAGGCGCGGAATGCCCTCGCCTTCCCCATCGAGGAAATCGAACAGCTCCCAAAATTCCTGCACGACCGGATGGTCAGCATTGATCGCCCGCTGCCGCGCCACCGCCATCTGTGTGATGTGGTCGAAGGCCAGTCGCTTCTGCTCAGCGGAGATGGGCACAACGTGCTCGAGCGCGTCGATGAGTGCCATGATTTGCGCGTGGTTCTTACAGATGCGCATGCTCTTGAGGTTGGGATGCGCCTTGAGCATGGCTTCGTAGCCGACGGTGTACTCGGTCAGTGCGTCCATGATCTTCTTCTCGCGGCGCACGGCGGCCAGCACAAAGCCACTGAGCTGATCGACCGGCCAGTTCTCCAGCTGCTTGCCCGCGATCGAGCCCTCGACGCTATGGTGGCTCTTGTCGAAATACAAATGCACGATGCGTTGCAGGACCGCATCGCTGGCATCGACCACGGCGTTCTGACTGATCACTACCGTGCCACGGAATGGCGGCTCGTAGGTTTCGTTGCCGGCGCTCTTGTGACCACGCACGCGGCCGATGCGACCGTTGTAGAGCGGCTTCAACTCATCCCAATCGAATTGTTTCGCATGCGCCTTGTCCGATCCGTTACTGCGGTCAGCCTCGATCATCACCATGGGCAGATTGCCCACCTGGCCGAAAGCGCGAGTGCGCCCAGCCAACGTGGATTTCGTAGGATCCGAGCCTTCGTGGTCCTCGCGGCCTACCAGCTTCCACAAGAATTCGATCAGGGTCGACTTGCCGGCGCCGGCCTCGCCGACGGCCTCCAGAAACGGAAACGATTTGTCGCGCTGCCGGATCTGCTCGGCAAACAGGCTGCCGAACCAAAACGCCAGCGCGACCAAGCCCTTTACGCCGAAGGCCGTCCATAACTGACCAAACCAGGCGTCGGTGTAGTCCTCCGTGCGGGTGTTGATGTTGAGCTCGACCGAGTGCAATAGGCTCTTGAGGTTGAGCCGGCCGATCTCGAAGTAGTCCTCGCTGTTCAGTTCGTATAGCGCCCCATCTTTGACAGCGACGTCGCCGAACACATAGGCCCCGTGTTCCTTGCTGTAGCCGACGAAGTCGATGGTCTCCACGGTCTTGATGCCGTGCCGCATCTGCTCTTTGAGCAGGTGCATTAGCTGCTGACTGGTGCCGGTGAACATACCGCCCGGCGAGATGCTGGCCAGGCGCTTGCCGAATTCCGCGGCGGCCATGATCTGGCCACCGGTAAAGGTGTTCTTCACCGCCGGGCGGTCGCCCGGCTGGTTGACCCGGAAGAAATACCAACTCTCATCGGTGATGTCGTTGCGCTGGTAATACAGCGCCTGCGGGTAGCAGGTGCAGATCTCGTACACCGCATTGCACTCTTTCAACGCCTGCTCGCGGATATCCTCCTCACTCAACCCGGCGTCCTTGTCCTCCAGCGCGGTCTTGGCCTTGGCGTAGCGCGACAGATCGAGCTCGAACCACCACAGGCGGTTGCCGTACTCGAAGGGAAATTCCGCTTTCCCTTCCTTGCCATAGACCAGCAGCGCCTTCGCGGTGGCCGTACGGGCGATCAGCAGCGCACCGTGGTAGCGGTACTCCTTTATATGGTCTGGCGACAGGCGATCGCGTTGGTGCAGGTCGTTCCAGTCCAGCTTGCTGCGGCCGTCCTGCGGGATCTGCGCGGCCTCGCAATCCCAGCCCTGCTGGCGGGCCTGCTTGACCCATTTATGGGTGTAGCGTTGCCCCGCGCCATCGTTGGTGGTGCCGTCAGTGTCCAATGCCCACACCAGCGTTGGCCGATCGCCTGCGCGCTGCTTGGCCAGGTCGGCCAGGGCGTGCTCGGGGTAGTTGTTGCAACTGAGCGCCGCGACCGCGGCGATGCCATGCAACCACAAGGCGATGGCATCGAAGATGCCCTCGACAATCCATACCTCGGTCACGGTGGACAGGTCGAGCCCCGGCGGTGCCCACCAGTGGCCGGCGTGCTTGCTGCCGAAGTTGAAACGGGCCTTCTTCTTGCCGAAACGCTGCGGGCGATCGATTAGGCGCTCCCAGTAGCCACCGCCGGACAACCGAAACCGCACGGTCGCAGTGCTGGCGTCGAGCGCGCGATCGACGTAGCTTTCCTGTGTGTAGCAGCCTTTGAGGCGAGCGATGTCGAAGCCGCGGGCATGCGCCAGGTACGCATCCGCCGCGGCATGCGGGTTCGCTTCGCTGACGGCGTAGCGGTCCGACCAGTTCTCGAACAAGTCAGGGTAGAGCTCCTTGACGTGTCGTTCCCAGCGGCATTTATCGACACGACCGCAGCGGACCACCCAGGGCGTATCCGCACTGGTCCATAGCTCGCGCTTCTGGCACTGCGGACACCGACCGTCGCGCAGCCATTTGCCCTCGCCCTTGGCCTTGAGGTCGTAATCGTGGATAAGCTGCCGCGTCACGTCGGCATGGAGGGTCGGCATCATGCGGCGCCGCGCTCCGCCACCCATCGCAGGATGGCGCTGAGCCGCCAGCCGACGGCCTTGCCGCCAAGCGGCACGGGCTTAGGGAAGTCTCCAGCTGCCACACGGCGGTAGATCGTCGCGCGAGAGAGGCCCACGCGCGCCTCGACGGCCGGCAGGCGAAGAATCCGATCGTCCCCGGGCATAACGACCGAGTCCATCAGGGCCACGTCCGGTGGACGCCGCGCGTCGAGTGCCACCACCGCGTTCATCGCGCCTCGCCCTCATCGGCAGCGCCCGGCGCCTTGGTTTCCGCAGTGGCCGTGCGGTGATGGTGAACGGCCCGGAACAGTTCCCAAGCCATCTTGAGGGCCTGGTCCGTCGACATCGACAGGGATAGCGGCCCAAACCACATCGACACCGGCTTGCGAGTGTCGAGGTAGCCGGTGGTGTGTATGACGACCTTCTGATCGTCAAGCTTCACCGTCGATTTCATATAGGCGGAGTCAAGGTAGGTCATGGCCGTGCCTCAGTGCTGCGTGGCGACATCAGCAGCACGCAGAGTCTGCTCGCGTGCCAGACGCAGCAGGTCCGCCGCGGTGAAGGTGATCTTGGCGCCGCTCACCGGATCGACCAGGAACACGGCGAAACAGGTGGTATGGCTCAGATCGACGTAGACGCGACTGCCACGTGCATCGAGCTCTCCTAGCGCCTGCAAAGCGACAATGTGCGCGGCGTTTCGGGTGGCCCCTTGCTCTTGCAAGTGCGTGGCACAACGCTGCACTAGGTGGTGGCGGTCGTGATGAAGGTGCTCGGCTTGGTGGGCGAGCAGGTAGCCGATAGCGACCTCGTGCAGATCAGACTGCGACATGGTTTCTCTCTCCTTGGGTTGGAAGGTCGGGTGGAAGCCGGCGTCAGCCAGCGGGGACACCCGGGGTAGTGGCCGCGACCACCGGCGTGCCGACGCGACACGCGATCTCGATGGCCGGATTGGGGGAGGCGCTGGGGATCAGCGTGCGCAGGATTTCGATGGCAGACAGCCAGACATGGCCACAGGCTTCGTTGACGCACTCGAAGCGCGTTTCGATGTAGATCGGCGTCAGACTGCGGCTGTTGCGTGCGCGACTGAAGGCGCCGCAATGGGGACAACGCACGCGCAGGCGATTCGTGTCGTGCTTATGGCTTTGGGGGTGACGGGTCATGTGCGATTCAA